CTTGGTTACAATGGTGGAACCGTTGAAATTAATGCTGGTTCAGCGTCTACAACTTATCTCGATTCTCCAGCGACAACCTCAGCTGTAACCTATAAAACACAATTAGCTACAGATTTAGGTGGCTTCAGTTTAGCAGTTCAAGCAAACGGCGGAACTTCTACAATTACTCTTATGGAAATAGGTGCATAACATGGCAACAGGCGCAGAAGTTCTTACAATGCTTATCCCAAAGGGTGGGTGGGCTATTTCTGGTGACGATTTTGAAAGCATTACATTTATAGAAGCTAAGCCTATAACAAAAGCAGCTTTTGAAGCAGGTTTCGCTAAAGTCGACGCTTGGAAATTAGAGCAAGAAACACTTAAAGCTAACGCTAAAGCTGCACTTTTGGAGCGTTTGGGTATTACCGAAGATGAGGCTAAACTTCTCCTCTCATGAAACCTAAACTAAGTCATGCCGCTATTCAGCTTCGCGAGCAGATCGACGATTCATTTATGGACCGCGACAGAACTAGCGACGGATGGATAGGCGATACTCGCCATTCAGCCAGAAAATCGGACCATAACCCCGACGTTGACGGATGGGTAAGAGCTATAGACATAGATCGAGATCTTATGGGTAAAAAGGGTAAGCCTGACCTTATGCCAGATTTAGCCGATCAAATTCGTTTAGCCGCTAAGCGCGGGGAGAAGCGTATAGCCTACATAATTTTCGATGGCAAGATCGCAAGCCATAGAGCCCGCTGGTCCTGGAGACAGTACGACGGTATTAATAAACACGTTAAGCACATGCACGTTTCGTTTAACGTATCGGGAGACACAGATCGAAAGTTCTTTAATATCCCAATGTTAGGTGGAAAATAAATGGAAGCTATTATTTACGCGACACTAGGTTTAATTGCTATTCCTGTAATTCGCACAGCTATTAAGTCATATCGCGCTAAGAAAGCTGTAGCCGATATCGTGGTAGACGCCCTAGAAGCTGCCGTAGACACGGTCGAAAAGAAAAAGTAATGAGCGCTGTAGATATTGCAGCCGTAGGCGTAGGAATTGTTACAGTCCTAGGGGGCGTTGCTGCCTTTCTACAGTTTCTTGTTAAGCATTACCTATCAGAACTCAAGCCTAACTCTGGTTCGAGCCTTCGGGACTCAGTAAACCGTTTGGAGACACGCGTAGACAAAATCTACGAAATGTTGCTGAATAAGGGAGAATAAAACCATGGCAAGGAAAAAAGTAATCGACCTCGATACTTATAACGCTTTAGACGCCTGGGCTATCGCTCTACATGAGATGTATAGAGCATTACGCAGGGCTGGGTTTGCGGTAGATATCGCATTAAGCATTATTCAGGACCGAGACGCTTACCCAGACTGGATCCTTCCATCGATCCCTGACAGAGTGGATCGCCTACCATATGAGGATGACGAAGACGAGGACTAATGAAAAGAACGGTAGTTTTACCCGATCTCCAATGCCCGTACGAAGACGCACACCTTGTTAATAATCTTGCAGCTTTTATTAAAGCTTTTCGCCCCGACGCTGTCTGCACTATTGGAGATGAAATCGATCTCCCACAGATCTCCAGATGGACCGAAAACACCCCAGGCTGGTACGAGCAGACCCTAGCTTCTGATCGAGATCACACGGTCGAGGTTCTATGGAAACTTACAGAGCATGTTAAAGAGGCCCACATGATCCGCTCTAACCACACGGACCGCCTTTATAACGTAATTATGAAGAAGATTCCCGCCTTCCTTTCATTACCAGAGCTGCGCTTCGAAAAATTTATGAAGCTTGACGAATTAGGAATCACCTTTCATAAAGACCCCTTCCACATAGCTAAAGGCTGGATCGCTATCCATGGAGACCAGGGCGGGCTAAACCCTAACCCAGGCATGAGCGCCCTTAACCAGGCGCGTAGACATGGACTAAACGTCATTATGGGACACACTCATAGAGCGGGCCAGAGTGCCTTTTCCGAGGCTTCTAACGGGCGTCTGGGACGCGTTCTCCGTGGGGTCGAAGTAGGGCACGCTATGGCTTTAAAGTCCGCTAAATACGTCGCTACGCCTAACTGGCAACAGGCTTTTTCTGTAGTTACCGAACATAATAAAAACGTTCAGGTGGACCTAATCTACGTCGAAAAGGACGGTACTTTTCTGGTACATGGCCGCCGCTATGGACGACCTAGATAACGATATTTCTCGCACTATAGACGACCACATAGACGAGGCCGAATCGTTACCATTTCGTTACCAAAAATAGCTAGATTAGGTTATTAACTTATGAGAAGGTTATTCCTGTAGGCAAGTAAACCTACAAAAGGGAGAAAAAATGTTTGATCCATCATTAGGCGACACTCTAGTTATGCTTTTAATTGGTGCGCTATATTTCCACCTAGGCCGCTCGGTAGGTATTCGCGTAGGTTACTTAAAGGGCCGTAAGGCTGTACAGTCCTATTACGAAAAGAAGGAAAGGGTTAAGGCGTGAGAGCTAGTGAAGTACTTTTATCAGCGACAGACATTATCGGAGACCGAGGACGGGTTTACGGTCATCCTAGAATTAATCAAACTAGAATCGCGCTTAGACTCCAACAAATGCTGGAAATTCCAGTCACAGATTACCAGGCATGTTTGGCGATGGTCGAGGTCAAGCTCGCAAGACTTCAAGAGACCCCAGACCATATCGACAGCTATATAGACGCTTGCGCCTACCTGGCGCTGGCTTGCGAACTATCAACAGAGGGAGACGAGCTTTATGTTTAAATGGGATGAGCTAGAAGATCTAAAGAAGGCCGCGCTAGATCGAGACGCATTTACAGAAGTAGTTATTTATCAAAACGAGCAGATGTTAAGAGAATTAAAGTCTATGGCCTGGCGGCTAAAGGAGCTAAACGAGAAGAATGTTTAACTTAGACGATTACGAGACAGTAGAAGAGCGCTTAGTCAAATTCTGGAAAGAGAACGTAAATGGTCAGATCCACACTAAATTACTTGACAGCAGTTCGGGACGGTTTATCGTTGAAGCTTCTATCTTTCGCACGGAGTCAGATCTTCGACCATGGGCTACTGGACTGGCAGAAGAAACCATCCAGGGGCGCGGTGTCAATGCGACTAGCGCGCTTGAAAATTGCGAAACTAGCGCTATCGGTCGAGCGCTCGCTAATGCGGGTTACGCGACGAAAGGTAAAAGAGCTAGCCGCGAAGAAATGGGAAAAGTAGTTCAAGCTACCGAAGTAAAGGCTAAAATCGATGAAGTAAAGGCTAAAATGGCTAATACTTCTGGCGAATATATACCAGTACCGAAAGAAGAGGATCCGTGGACTATCAAATCTTCGACTATGCCGCCCACAATGGGGGAAGCTGTTGCGACGGTGAAAGAGATAATTGGCGGCCAGACAGAGAAGGATATCCCGCGCTGCGCCCATGGGGATATGTTTTGGAAAACTGGCACTACTAAGGCGGGCAAGCCATGGGGTCATTTTAAATGCCCTTACGCTGTCACGGGCGAATTAACTAGGTGTCCAGCTCCTAACGATGTAATTTGGTACGAGATTAACAAAGAGGGCGCCTGGCAGCGCCAGAAGGGGCGTTAATTATGGGACGCTTACAGTTTATGAATCAAGACGGAGACTGGGAGTCATTTCCTACAGAGGATGAGATTCACCGTTCTAAAGAGGTTATAGCAATCTTAGAAGAGTTTACGTTTACTACTAGATGTTGCTTATGTAATGAGTCAATTCCTTACAAGGACATAAAGGTAAACCTAAATAATAAGAGCTGGTCCTGTTCTAAGTGTCATGCTGTAAATGGCCTCACAAAGCCGTAAATACCGAGGGTTCTCGACAGAACGCATAGTCGCCAAGTACCTTTCGTTTTGGTGGCCTCATGCGGACATCGGTCGAGGGGCTGGAAAAGATATAACTCATGTCCCGTTCGACATGGAAGTTAAAGCTAGATCGGCGTTCCAGCCTAAGGCGTGGATCGATCAAGTCACTAAGCGAGCGAGCAAGTTTGGGGACTTGCCAATCGTAGTTAGCCGTTTAAATGGTCAAGGGGAGAAGAGTCCACAGGACTACCTGGCCTTTATGCGACTGGGTGACTTGGTCGATCTATTGCTTAAAGCGGGTTACGGTGAATTTCAAACAGATATTGATAAACTAGAGCCTGATCGCTGCGACAAGTGCGGCGGCTGGATATTTAAAGGGGTCCCGTGTATGACCTGTAAAAAGGCCGATAATGCCAATCTATGAGTTTGAGTGTGATAACGAGAAATGCGAAGCTAACGCTCGATACGAGCAGGAGTTTAAAATAACAGAGCCTCACGACATGGAGTGTCCGTTCTGCCACGCTTCTATGCACAAGGTTTATAGCTCCGTAGGGGTAGCCTTTAAAGGCTCTGGGTTCTATTCAACCGATAACCGATAACCGACTCGCCGCTCTGAACAGGACTTTTACTTATGTATTTGACACCTCTGGTACGCTCTACGGCTAGAGCCCTTCAGGGGCTCAGGGCAAGCCTGAAAGGCGCAGCTTGCCTGGTAGCCGCCGCTATTGGGATATCTCTATCTATGGCTATGCCCCTAGAAGCTCAGGCGACAAACCAAGTCAAAGAAGAGATAAAGGCATTAGCTAAAGTAACACTTACTAAAGATCAGTATTTATGTCATAACGAGATTATCTATAGAGAATCAAGATGGAACCATAGAGCCATAGGCAATATAGGCGGAACTAAGCAAGCCTACGGTTTATATCAAATGAAGCTAGAAAGTCTTAAAGTATCTACACACTTTAGGCAATATTGGAAATACTGGTATTACGTCGTACATAGATACGGCACTACTCCACATAATGACGCTAATTACTGTAAGGCGCTTAACCACCTCATAAGTAAAGGCTGGCAATGAGCAGCCTAAGTAATAAAGGATCTACTACTAAGTGGCGTAAGCTAAGAGAAGAAGTAATAAGAAGAGACGGCGGTACTTGCCAGAGGTGCGGTATGCCAGGCTCTCATGTAGACCACATAGTCCCAAGGCGCTTAATAGAATCAGCAATAGCAGATAGTTTAGATAATCTTCAGCTATTATGTTCTAATTGCAATTTATCTAAAGGGGGTAGGTTTTTTGAGAGCGACAGAACAC